GTAACCGTTTAGGTCTCCCATTGCAGTACCATTAGAGGCATTTGCAGTAGTCAATTCCATTCCGTGTTCAAGACCTGCCAAAAAGAATTGGTTGTTGCGGTTCTTGATTACAACGTGAGGACGTCCGTAAGCTAACAATTTAACTGACTTGTGTGTAGCAGCATCTTGCTTCTTTAAAGTGATAGTCAAAGTTTGTTCAGCAAAAGTAGTTCCGTTTTCACGAGAAGAGTTATATACTTGCTCGAAAGAGTTTGTTCCTTTGAGTTCGTATTTGTAAAGCGATGCTACGTTAGCTACCGTATCAATTGTATCGGTAGTAGCTACATAAGTAACGTCAGTAGGAAAAGCGTAATCTGCGTAGTTAATGAAGTAAACTGCATCAATGCCTCCTACCGCATCTTTACATACTTCAAGTCTACCATTAGCTAATTGACAAGACATAATTTTTAAATTTTAAATGTTATAAAAAAGGGAGGAGCGTATACCCCTCCCCGATTATTTTAATTAAGCTAAGATTAGTTAGCAGAGTTTGTGATTCCGTAAGTAACAACGTCAGAAGCAAAACCGTATTTAGCATCAGCAGAAAAACGGAGAATTACTCTTACGTTCTGAGAACCGTCAATGTCGCCCATATCCAAAACTTTAACTTCGTTCATATCGTTCAAAAGACCAGTAGCAAAGTACAAGTTAGATTTTTGAGCAAGAAGAGCTTTGTTAGAAGCAAGACCGTTAGCCATAAATACACGAACACCATCAAAGTACAAGTCACCAAGAACTTGGTTTGTACCTTTGTTATCGTAACCGTTAGCACCTACGCCTGAAGCAGCAAAGCCACCTAATGCACGTACATAAGCACGATAGATATTGTTAGATACATAAAGAGTCAAGTCTTCTTTACCGTAAAGAGCAGAAGGACAAGCATCAACGATTTTACCTAATTCAGCAATAACGTTAGAAGCATCAACAGTTGTACCTGCAACTTCTTGTGCAGATGGCAATGAAGCGTCAGTAGTTAACTGAGTCATAATACCTGCGAACTCTCCAGCAGTTGCGTTAACACCTGACCAGATTGAAGTTTCCATACCAGCAGCAACTTTCTCAGCAGCGTGTGCAATTAAGAAATCAGCAAAAGATTTAGGAAGAACGTCAAATGCAGAGTAACCCATTTGAATGGCATCCCAATCTGAACGGAAGTCAGACTTGCACAATTGTAAGTTAACTTGGAAATACTCAGGTTGAAGAATACGCTCAGTTAAAGTGATAGTAGACGTAGGGTCAAAATCGCACGTTGCGTTCTTGATGATACCATCCGTAGCGACACGCTTAATTACCTGCTTAAATTTGACGTTAGGCATAATTGTGATACCGCCTTTGTCAAGGGTTGGAGCAGACAATAAAGCTGCTGCAATGTACTTACCTGCGAACTCGCCAGCGTAAGTAGTAGTGATTGAAGTTGTTGTAGGCATTTTATTTAATTATTTAATGTTAGAAATTCTTGATAATACCGTGTCCATAGTTGTTACGTTTCTTTTAGCAGCAAACTTAAATACATCGGTAGCTTGTGAGTTTTCAGGATTGAAAGAAATAGGCTTAGGCTCTTCGCTCAATTCTACAGGCGCAACTTCTTCTGCGGCTACAGTAGATAAAGCAATTTGTGCTTTCAATTCTTCGTTTTCTTTTTTAAGTGCTTCGATTTCGCTAAAGAAAGATTCTTTAACAATAGACTCAATAGTTTTTTTAGGTGTAGCAGTTTCGGTAGTAGCTTCAACTTCTTCCTCTACGGCAGGAGTCTCTTCAACTACTTCTTCTTCTACTTCAGCAGCTTCACGAACTTCGGCAATTACACCTTCTTCGATTACTACAAGGATACGCATATCCTCTAACTCATATTCTCCTACTGGAACTGGGATTCTTTGTTCGTCTTCCGTTAGGATAAATACAGGCTGACCTGCTTCGAATACATCAGCTTCGAGCATTGATACTCCGTCAGAAAGAAGCATTGTTTCCAACTTCACTTCTAAACCTAAAAGTGTGCGGACTTTGTTTAAGATTGTTTTCTCGTTCATTTGTTTATATATTACATATCACCATTAGTCCAAGTGTAGCCATTTAGCGCATCTACTGCGGCATCAACTTGAAAATATAACTTATCTACTTCATTGTAGCTTGGAATTTGTTTCGGGTCAATTCCTAAATCTTTAGCTTGCTTATCAATTTTATCAAACATATTACCATACTTCATCAAAGTCTTATTTGTAGAAGCGATTAGTTTTTCACTTGCTGCATTGACTTTGTCAGCGTTTGCAGATGCAGCTTTTATGATTTTATCTGCTTCAACTTTCGCCTTTGTGATTGCATCATCAGCAGCTTTTAATTTTGATAATTCTGCATTGACATCACTAATCATTTTATTCATAGCATCTTTTGCATTGAATAAATCTTCAGCAGCTCCCAATTCGATTTTATGACTGGCTAATTCTAAGGCTTTAGTAACCTCAGCCATTCTTGACATTACAGATTTCATTGTGTTCATACTTAAACAATTTTTAGATTTATATTTGTTTTATTTTTATCCGTTTTGACGTATGATAGTTCTCACTCCGCTGACCTCAGTTTGAGTAGCAGCAGGTTCGTTAACTTCAGCAGTTTTACCGATGCCTTGCGCTTGTAAACTGCCATCACAACATTTAGTTGAGTATGTTTCGTCTTCACATAGGCAGCCTCTTTTGCTACCAGCTCTTGGACTTGCTTTGCTTGGTGTTTTAAATTTGCTCATTAAGTAAATTTTTAAGTTGTTCAATAATTTCATTTTTCTTTTGTTGCTCTAATGACATTTCTAATTTATCAGCAAAGTATCCCTCAATTGAGAAGCCTTTAACCTTACCAGCTTTTACGTCTTGCCATACCTCATCGTTATCAACTTTCATAGAAATCATCCACGTTCCTTTCGGTAAGCTGAATCCGTACAAAGTGCTTTTGTCTTTTTCGCTATCCTCAATCAGCCAAGATTCTACAACGGTCATTCCTTTTACTGCATCCTTGTGTTCGTAAGTTGCGTTGGATTGGTTTCCGTTTTTAAAGAACAACTCCATTGCTTGACGCACGGTGTCTTCCGAAAAGTATATGTAATACTCCTCTTTCTTTGCGTTTACACGATAGATTTTCTTGTTAGGAATAAGAGCTGCACCCATTAGGATACGCTTCTCTTTGTCTACTTCTTTAAGTTCTACTTCGTGTTTTGATAAGGCTACAAAGTTCTCCTCAATGGCAGGAGATTCTACGACGCTCACGGCATCAATTCCGCTCTGCTCGTCTTTAGGGTCAATGATTAATTCAATAACGGTCATATCTATTTAACTTTTTAATGCTACAATGTTGCGTTTTCAATTCGATTTCTATCTAAACTCTGAGCAGTAGTTACTGAACCGCTTACCACATAAGCCTGCATTGGTTGTTGCTGAAGTTGCGCTAACTGATTAATACCTGAGTTACCTACTACGTTAAAGTTAGGAGAGAAGCTACCTCCACCTCCACCGCCGCCGCCATCAGGAGAGTTGTCATTACTTGGAGGAGTACCGCCACCACCTAAAGCAGAAACACCTTTAGCCGTAGCTGCAATTTGAGCTGCTATCGAAATACCTGCTCCTATGTTGTTTCTTAATACTAAAGCCTCTGCTGCAATTACTGATGCTCCACCTGTTAATACTGATGCTGCCGTTCCTTGCGCTCTTGCTGCTTGATTTGCTGCCTTTGTGCTTATGATTGTTCTTGCAATGGCAACTGCACTTTCTGCTATTAATGCTGCTGCTTGTACCTTCTTGTTTTTTTCAAATAGGTTTTTAACTAAACCAATACCTGCTGATATATTATTTAAATCAGCCTCTCTAATTGTAGCAAGAGTTTCAACTAATGCTTTTTCTGCATCTTCTTTATCCTTTGCAGCTTTGTCATCTAATTCCTTTTGTTTTGCTTTAGCTGCTTTGTCTTGTTCATACGCTATATTTTGATACTTTAAGTTGATTTCGTTTTGCTCATTTAGTTTGGCTATTTCCAAATCTGCAAGTGCGTCAGCATTGTCTTTAGCTAAAGTTTCTAATTCAAAGTATTTATCTTGTACTGCTAAAAGTTCTTTTTCTTGGTCTGAAAGTGTATTTAAATAGTTTTGTTCAGCTATCGCTTCTAATTTAGCATCCAGTTGTTGTTGTTGTTCTAAGGCAAGTTTTTTAGCTTCTGCATTTGCTTTACCAATTAAATCATTATTAGAATTTGTTTTGTCTTTTTCCGTTTTAGATGCCTTATCCGATTGATCTTGTAAAGCAATTTGAAATCCTGCTGCTTCGTTTTTTAAAGTAGCTAATTTATTTTTGGTTTCTTCTATTGTTTTGTCTGCTTCTTCTGCAACTTCTTTAGGGTCAAAAACCAAACTTGTAATGCTTTTATTTAAACCTTCTCTTAAATTAAAATCTTTGCCTAAAGCCTTTCCGACCATATCAACCGTACCCAACAATAATTGCAAAGGGGCAGTTAGGAAAGTTAAAATACCCGATAGAATACTTTGGTTTCTTTTTGCTGCTGCTACCTGCGCTTTCTTAGTCGCTTCTTGATTAACTAATTGAGCTTCCGTAGCAGTAATTACGGCTTTAATTTGAGATTGTTTTATTCTTAAAATATCTTGTTCTGACTTTCCTTGTAGTTTTAAGATATTATCTTGACCTGAAATAGAATCGTATTTAGCTTGTTGTGCAAGGACGTTAGCATCCGTCTTTTGGTTGAGTTTAGATTGCTCGTCACTTACTCCACCTACTGCGCTTTTAATATCATCCCAGTACGCTGCAACAGTTCCTAATGCCACAACAAGTAAACCAATACCGCTTGCTCCAATAGCACCCTTTAAAGCCGTTCCAAATGCTTTAATAGATGGTATAGCTTCTCTAAATCCTTTAACACCATCAGCGATAGCCATTGCTGACTGCACCTTTAAAAGCTGCCTTTCTAAATCTTCAGATTCTACACCAAAAGCACCCATTGCTCCCTGAGCCAAGCTAAATCCTGCGGTAACACCACCTAACGCACCGCCTAATTTATTTGTAAAATTACCTGCAGCAGCATCAACCGCCATATCCGTTTGGATTTGTACCTTGCGATAATTACCAACGGTTTCTAATAAGTCTTTGTATTCCTTTGTAGTGCTTTTACCAGCAGCAGCTAATTCATACAAGCGATCCTCAGCTTCGCCCATACGAGCAGTAAGCGGTTGTATTTCTCCATATACGTCTGCAAAACTTGCTGATACATCGTGATTGGCTTCTGCAAGGTTATCCATTGCGTTAACCGCCTGTTTAGTATCTACGTTTATCTTTATAGTTTTAACCTCTGCCATTTCGTTTATTTATAAGTTCTCTTTTACCTTGTTTGATTGCCTTCTTCATAGACGTGTGCAGCTTGTATTTTCCTTTGGCAATGTCTATCTCTTCGCTGATGCCGTAGTGACTATCAAGTTGGAGCATTGCAATTATTTGTTGTATCATTCTATTACTATAAAAATGTTATCATTAGTCTGCGTTCCGTTAGCGTAATCAAACCTTACATCTATTGAGTACACGTTACCGCTTGTCAAAGGTCCTGTAGTTATAGTTACGTTTTGACTTGACGTTAAAGTTGTTTGACTTAATGTAATGTCAGCAGCAGAAGGAGTAAGCAAAGCAGTAATACCTCCGTTTGGAATGTTGATTGCAGTAACTGCTGA